ATGTGTCAGCCCAGCCGTTACGTTCGAGATAGGCATCGAAGTCACGCGAGGAGAGACCGAGCGCCATCCAGAGGTCGAGCGCGAGATATGCGGGCGTGTCAGTCAGCACCGCAAGCACCGCGTCAGCGTTGGCGTAATACTCGTCCCTGGTACGCGACCCTCCTCGAGGATCACCCCAGATTTCATCCCGTGAAAGTGGGTGGTAGTCACCGTGGTCGCTATCAAAGATCGCCCGCGCGATTGCTTCTCGCAGACTCGTTGACTCACTCATCGTTCTTGTCTCCTAGTTCGTCTGTTTCGATACCTGCCGCCACTGCCGCGCATTCAGCGCACATCAGCGACCAGGTCTTCCGCGATGCCCCGGTACTCGGGGGCTTTTGCTCTCAGGTCGGCGTCGGACGCGAGATGCGCGAGCCAGCCGTTCAGCTTCGCCTGCTCCTCGACGACGGGCCACACCTGCGCGCCCGTCTCGCGCTCAACCAGGCGGATCATGCGACCAGCTCCGCCTCGACACGCGCCCGATACTCCGCCAGATCAACCTCGACCGTGTTGGGATCGAACTCCCACTGGCAGTGCTCGTTGATGCACAACACCGTGATCGGGTCCAGATACTGCAGCGGAGGCCGCCGCTCGAGCGTGAAGCAACCACAATTCCGGCACTTCGCGTACGGCATCACCCGGTTGTATTCCTGAATCGGGAACCTGGCGAGCGCGGTCTGCACCCGGCCGTAGAACCGCACCGCGAGCTCGGCATGATTGAACACACTCAGATCGGCGCGCGTCGCCGACACCACCGCCGTATGTGTCAATGCCGCGACCGTTCCAATGTCAGCATCGGGCCGGAACTCGTACGCCGACGCCCCCACATGGTCACCCGGATACGCAGGGTCAGCACGGAACGCGAGCTCACGCAACGCCGCCCACACGTCGTCAGCCGTCATCCACGACACCGGCATCAACACCTTCGACCCCGGACGGTTCGCCGACCGCGGCCCATCCGGCACCGGCCCACGCTCCACCGAACGCAGATGCGTGACCAGGTCGACCGCCAAGTCAATCGCCGCCTCGAACTTCTGGAAGCAGGACTCACACAGCAGATGCCTGGTCGCCGGCTGCGGGAGGCACCCGCCGCACTCGAGCACGCGCCCGCCCCAGCCGAGGTAGAAGCCTCGGCAGGTCGAGAGGTGCTCGCCGGCGATCGTGCACGACCGGCCCGCGACATAGTTCGTGATACATCCGAGGTTCACGATCGCTCCTTCACGTGGCAGTTGCAGCGCTGCTTGCGGGCGCATCCCATCGGGGTCCAGCAGCAGCGGCGGGAACAGCGGCCCACCTGTTCAGGTTTCGGCTGGGTGGTGGCGTATGAGCCACGGTTGATGTGTTTGCGCATTAGAACGGGGGCTCCTCTTCGAGGGGTGCGTCGTTTGCCCAGCTCGGGCGCTGCGGCGCGTTCTGCGGGGCTCCCTGCCCACCCTGCGGTGCCTGGTTACCCCAGTCGTTGTTCGCGGCTCCCTGGCCGCCCTGCGCCCAACCTGAGCTGTTGCTGCCGCCCTGCGTGCGGGTCACCTGCGCGGTCGCGTAGCGGAGCGAGGGGCCGATCTCCTCGACCTCGAGCTCGACGGTGGTGCGCTTCTCGCCCTCGCGGGTCTCGTACGAGCGCTGCTTGAGCTTGCCCTGTGCGATCACCCGCTGCCCCTTACCGAGGCTCGAGGCGACGTGCTCGGCGTAGTCGCGCCAGATGCTGCAGCGCAGGAACAGGGCTTCGCCGTCCTTGTACTCGCCAGACTGCCGGTCACGCACACGAGGGGTGGACGCGATCGTGAAGTTCGCTACCGCGAGGCCCTGCGACGTGAAGCGGAGTTCGGGGTCGGCGGTGAGGTTGCCAACGATGGTGATGATGGTGTCGGTCATGTGTTTGCCTTTCGTTGCTGCGACAGGAAGTCGCGAATCTTGTATTGCGGGACGCCGAACGCCACGCTCATCTCGGCGGTGGTCCACCCCTCGCGGTCGGCGTCGACAGCGAACCGATGCCAGCCGTTGCCGAGGTCAGGGCGAGGAGGGAGCCGGGGCTTGGCGAGGGCTTGTGCGAGGAGTTCGCCGATCTTGATGCCGCGCTTGTCGGCGAGTTTCGCGAGCTGCCCATACACGTGGTCAGGGACGTCGATCTTCACGCCGCGACCCCCTCGAGGTATGCGCGGATCGCGTCGGGCTCGTTGCGGATCGCGGTCTGTACGTACGCGGTCGGCCGCTTCACGGGCTCGGTCGAGCGGGTGATGATTTCGCCCGCGAGCCGGTTCGCGGTGAACACGTCAATGTCGAGCCCGCAATGCTCAGCGACGGAGCGTTGCACCGCGTAGACGTTGATGCCGTCGAGCGACTCTGTTGACGAGTTATCCACAGGTCCGTCGTCATGCTCGCGCGTAAGAGGACTGGACTGACAAGTAGTAGTAACCACAAGAGTCTCGGGTTCGGGATCGGGGACGGGATCGGGGTTGACGTTTGCTTCGTTTTGCTTCGCGTTTGCTTCGGCTTTGCTTCGGTTTTGCTTCGCTCGACGGGCCTCGCCCGACTTCACCCCGCCCCGACGCCCAGCCTCAGCACGCGCCTCCCGCTTCGCGTCCACATCCGCCTTCGACGGCTGATACACGGCCCAATCGTGGAACTGGAACCCGCCCTCAACCGTCCGCCACAAGCCAACGCGCACGAGCTCGGCAGCCTCCGTCTCGCCGTCATATCGGCGCACGATCGACAACGGCACGAACCCGTCACGGCCGTAATCCGCAGACCACGAGCCACACAACGTCCACAATCCGGCGGCGGCCTTCGGCTCCTCTGTTTCAGCGACCTTGTCGTGCGAGTGGAACTTGTCATCGACCTTGAACCACATGAGTCACCTCCTAAATTTCTGGCGGTCCGGCAGGCTCACGCCCACCAGCCCGATCGAGCAGCCACCACGACCCATCCGGGTAGCCGACCTGTGTTGCTTCGGCGTGGAGGATCGTGTCCTCCGGCCAGCCCCGGTTTCGGAGTCGGATACCGCGGATCTCGAGCTCACGCCGGGTCGCTCCGGTCGAGTCCTCTTTCGCGTGGTTGCACGACCAGCAGACGCCGATCAGGTTCGACGGCACGTCAAGCGCTTTCGATCCGCCCATGCCGCGATTCGCACGGTGGTCGCAGTACTGCGCGCGGCCCGAGCATCCCGGCAGGCCGATGACACAGGCCCAGTCGTCACGCTCAAGTACGAGGTCGCGCACCTTCGTAGGGATCGCCATTAGAAGATTTCCTCCTCGATGAGCTCGCCCTCGATGACGTCGGGGGTGTCCTCCGGCTCGGCCGTCGCGGGCTCGGCAGCAGCGGCCGCCGCGGCCTTCTCGATCTCCGCCGCGCGGGATTTCAAAATCGACTGCACGCTGTGCCCATCAATCACGAGACCAAGCTCGCCCTTTTCCTGGCACTCGCCCCACACCTCGCGAAGCTTCTCGACCGTGCCGCACGCCGCAGCCGCCGCAGCCCAATCGACCGTGACTTCCTGCTTGACAGGCTCCGCCAACGGCGGGACCGGCGCAGCAGGACGCTCCGACTTCCCCGCCTGGTCCATTTCCTCCGCCGAATACAGGCCTGAGAGGTCCTGCGGGAACGCCTTCCTGAGCGCGAGCATCTCGGCGCACTTCGCGAGCATCAGCGCCGGCATCTTGTCCCACATGGGGGCCTTGCCACCGGGCCGGTACTGGTCAAGCGTCGCGACCGCGATCATCGGCTCCGCGAAGCCGTCACGGTAAACCCCCACACGGGCCGCAGCGGGCGGCTTTTTGTCGAGCCACACATCGACCCATGCGGTACCGTCTGCGGTCCACGGCGCGGCAGTCTGCCCGCGATACGCGCCCGACCGCTCAGCGACCAGGCGGGCACCGTCGATGGAGACTTGGATGCCCCACTTCCCGGCGCGCTGGATCGCGTATATCTGGCGTGCGACCGGGTCGAGGCCCGTACGAGCACAGTGCCGTAGAAACGCTTCGATCGTCGGGCGAGGAGCCCCCATGAGTCCGATGGACTGCGCGAGCGCTTTCTCCCCCTCAGTCCATGACTGCACGTCGCCGTTCGCCGGGAGCTTGGTGAGTTCGCCGCTCATGCTGCCTTCTCCTCGATAATTTCCTTCACCGTGAGACGGCCCTTCGACTGTTTGAGTTCGCGTACCGTGTACCGGTCAGCCAGCGTGTTCTGCCAGGCCGCCTGCGCCGCCTGGAGCGCATCCCAGAGTTCCGGCCGCTCCTGCTTCGCGCGCTCCTCGTCAACACGCAGAGCGGGCTTCATGCCGTTGCCGCCGAACGACACCTTCACCTGGTCGAACCGCTTCGAGTCGAGCGATTCCGAGATATGCCGGTCACCAATCAGCCGGCGTAACTCTTTCTCGGCTTGCGCGGCCCGCAGCCGGTGGAACGCGAACTTGTCTGCCTGCACACGGATGTGCTGCAACTCCCGCTGCGTGAATGGCTTCTCTCCGTCGAGCTCCGCGAGGAACCCGTCCGCGAGCTCACGCAGATACGCGATCCGGTCGTCGTCGCGTTCGATCCACGCGACCTTGTGCGGGAGCGGCGTCGGGTTCGGCCACGCGTCGTCGTGCTGTTCCCACACGAACAGCGTCTTCGTGGCGCCGGTGACGAGCATCTGCCACTGCATTTGGTCGTAGTAGCCGGAGCGCTCGAAATGCTCCCCGCCTGGGGTGAGGTCGTGCTTGGTGGTCTTGATCTCGCCGACCATGATGTCGCCGGTGAGGTCTTCACCGAGGCCGTCAGGGGATGCGAGGTAGCGGGGGTTCTCCGCCGCGAAAAACACGCGATCCTCCGGCGAGATTCCTGCACCCGCGAGCACCTGCCCAAGCACAGGTTCGCGCCGGTTGCCCCACTCCGTGTACTGGCTGCCGCGGAACTCTGACGGGGTGCCGCGCTTCTCCGCGAGGAGTTGCTTACGGAATGCTGCGCCGCCCTTCACGAGGTCGCGCACATTCGTCGCGGTGATGCCGAGGGCACGCTGCGCCTGCCAGCCCGCGAAATCGTGGTCTTTGCTCACACCAGCACGGGCGAGCACATCCTGAAAAATGGTCATGTCTGTCTCCTAAAAACCTGGGTTGGGGTGCTCACCGTTGATGAGTGCGACGAAGTCGGCGAGCGTGCCGATAAACCACTGCTTGCTTGGGTCGGTGGTGCCGCGACGCTTCGCGACGACGAAGCCTGCGAGGGCGTCATCATTCGCCGCCTCGACCTGCGCTTCCGTTGTCCACGCGACGGGCTCGAGCCGGCCGCCGTAGTCCTTGCACTCGAGGACGATGCGCTGCCCCATGTGGCGGAGGCCGGCGATGTCGCCGCGGTCTTTCGCGCCGGTTTTGACGCGGCGGTCGATTCGGTCGTCGATGGTTTCAGCGAGGTAGTCGGCGATCTTGCGTTCGAACGCGGCGCCGGCCTGTTTCGCTGAGGCTCGGCTGCGGGTCACTGGTCGACCTCTTCCCGCCATGCCGTGAGTGCGAGCCATGCCAGCAGCGCCATGAGCATGAGCGAGCAGAACAGATTTGACGGGTTCACGGTGAGGCCGTAGCCGCCGAAGATCGCGAGCAGGATCAGCAGCAGGGTCGCGATCTTCTTCACGGCCGAAGTCCTTTCAGGTGGTCGTAGTTGGGTGTGGCGGCCGCCGTGTAATAGCGAGGCCGGTGGTCGCAGCCGTAGACGAGTGGCAGCGGCTGCAGATACGTGTCGACATCAGGCGGGAGGGTGAGTGCCTGGTCGCGGGCGTCGACGAGTGCCTGCGCCAACGCCCAGAGACGTTGCAAGGTCACGCGACCACCCCCGGCAGAGCCCAGAGCAGCGGATAATCCACATGCTCCATGTGGTGATGCCGGGCGATCCCGTCGCCCGAGATCGGCCCGAGCACCGGCCAGACGCCGTCGAGACAGATCACGTCCAGCACGGTCATGACTCGGCCTCCGGTTTCTCGAGCTCGTCACACAGGTCATGCAACGAATCAGCCAGCGCACGCGCCTCCGCGATCGACAGGTCACGGACACCAGTCGCGAACCGGCCAAGATCGACCGTCACCGTGATGGGGAGTCGCTTGATCAGCGACGGCTCCACAGAGAACTTCGGCAACTTGGACATCACGCCACCTTCTTTTCGTTCAGCCACGCCTCAACGTCGGCACGTTCATAGCGAATCGCGCGCCCCAGCCGGTAGAACGGGGGGCCCTGCTCGCCACTACGCGAGTGGCTACGGCGGGCACGCATCTCGTTCAACGTGGACGCCGGGATGCGGTAGTAGTCCGCGACCTCTGCTTCGGTCAACAGCTCAGACATCAGGCCACCCCTTCGAGCGGGAGGGACTCGGTCACCCAGCGCTTGAACGCCTTCGCGCCTGGAACTCGGGAGCGGAGGGCCGCCGAGTAGATGCCGCTCTCCGAGATGACGGCCATGAGCTGGACCCCGCCAAGGGTGTGCAGATTCTGCACCCCCTTCTCCTCGTCGTCGAGAATGCGCGTGAGTGCGGAAGTCGCTGAGTACCCGAGCACAGCCGCGACGTCGGCGGCGACGAACCATGGCTCGCCATCGATGGTCAGGGTCCGCACCTCGTGCGACCCAAAGTTGAACGGTACGATTTGCATAGTGAGGCCTCCTTTGCCTCCATGCCCCCGGTGAACTAGTCCTTCGCGCGGGGGCGCTTTCATGTGTTAGGCGGCTTGCGCCGAGGGCTCGGTGCGCTTCGGCTCGACGTAGGCGATTTCGCCGAGGCCGTACCCGAATGCCTGTGAGATACCGGCGAGTATCTGCGCGGTCGCGACGCCGGAACGCTTCGCCTTGTTGAGGACCGGGGCGCTGACGCCGATGGCTCCCGCGAGCGCGGTTTCGGTCTGGAACCCGTGTGCCTTCTGTAGGCGGTCGAGGAAGCCGGGACGGAATCGGATGGTTGCGGTCATGTTCACCTCCTGAGCGGTTCGTTTCTCGTTGTGTTTAAGAATCTAGACGTCCTGTTTAGCTAATGTCAAGCGTGTAGTTTCCCGGATTGCTTGACATGAGCGACCCGCGTTAGACAGACTGTTTACATGCCTGATAAATCAACGCAAGACGGCCTGTTTGAGTGGTACGACGAGACGACCGGTGGCGACAGCATCAACGCGATCGCGCAGCGCTCCGGTGTATGGCAAGCCACTCTGAATCGTCAGGTCGCCGGCCGGAATCTCAGCCCTGAGACGGTGGTCAAGATCGCGCGCGCTTACGGCGTGAGCGTGCTCGACGGCCTCATTGCGCAGGGGCTCATCAGCCCGATCGATGTCGCGACCACCGCGGCGCTTGACGCGCTCATGGACGCCACAGACGAGCAACTGCTCGGTGAAATCGCGCGCCGCCTCATGGACGCGAGCGACGAGCATGACCGCCTTCGTGAGCCCGCCGACAACGTCATCCCGGCCGACAACCGCTTCGGCGCGTTCCATGCCCCTGAAGGCGTCGAGCGCGACCTCGAGGAGTACGTAGCCGACGTGCGCCGTGACCACAACGACGACCCGACCGAGCCCTAATGTCGCTGGCTGGCGTCACCATGACCCCATGTGGAGCCCACATGATCACGCCACCAGCCACGGAATCACCGTCACCTACGACGACATCGCTGAGCGTGGCCGCTACTATCCCGGACGGCAACTCATCGTCCTACAGCCCGGCATGCACTCCGTTGTCGAGCGCTGCACGCTCGCACACGAGCTAGGTCACCACTACACCGGCGCGAGCGAATATCGC